CGGATATTCTCGGACGGCTAAGGACAGGATACTCTTCAGTATACCGCCAAGGGTTCTTTTTTGGTAGAACGACACCATACCTCAAGACGAGGAATATCCTAATACTTAGCTGGCGAAAAATAGCTAGATAAGTATGTAGAATATGAGTCTGTCTCACCGAGTGCTTTAAGAGCATTCAGTGGGAGATTCTCCAATCGTTCAAGAGCATACATATAGTCAGGGGCGAAGCCCCCCCAATATGTCCCTGGAACTACAGTACCAACTGTGGCACCGTAAGGATCGTCCATCTCTAATAGAACCTTTAGGGCAGCAAGAGGCGATTCAATAAGATTTCTCTCATTGATTCGCGCTTGAGCCCCAACGTCCCGAGCCAGTTCTTCTTTGGTGTCCGCTCGTCGCAAGACGAGACGAACCTCCTGATATCGGTCCAGAAGGTCAACTATGTCCATTAATTGGTCAACAGTTTTCCCATGAAGATCGTTAAGATCTTTCCCGGTGATATCAGCATGCAACATTACGAGTTTATCGTAAAATTGCACAAAGAAGAAACAGAATAGATGATGGAAAAAACTTTCCAGAGGGTTAAGGTTCCTTAGAACCTTAGGACTTAGACTAAAAACTCCCTTCATTTGAAGTGAGTCAAAGTCTACTCCCACACTCAATTTGTGAAACAAGGCTGGCGCTGCCAGTACTTCTTGTGCCAGAACGATTGCGTCCTTATGAGGGTTCACTGCGTTGGTCGTTCGACCATCGTAGTAAGTAGCCCCATAAAGGAAAGACGTAATAACCGTAATGAGTGTTACCTTTAAGGCAAACTCATCTGTTTTCCAACCTCTTCTCCTTTGGAGAGGATTCGGAACAACAACCGGTTCCCACGTCTTCGTAATCTGACTGATGGCCTGTTTAACAGTATCAATATTTGCCTTTTCGAGCAATGTTTGATAAACATTAAACATACCAGCAGACTTCTGCATAAGAGTATAAAGGAACTCAAAGAAGGGCATATAGCCCTTTCTCGAAAGCATAGTACCTAAAGCTAGGTAAAATGTATTCGGAGATCCTTCAGTGTACCGACTTTGTCGAGCAAAAGTATCAAGCCATTTCATAATGTGCGTGTGGACTATTCCTTTAGTTAACATACTATAGGCAATACCCGCTCGCCCCATAATGGATGGTTGGGCCATAAAAGAGGCCCAAGATACTGCAGCCACGTTGTGGCCTTTATGTCCTGTAACCTTCGCAAATTCGAAGGTTTGGTTTACCGCAACCACACTCTTAGTGAGGTTGATCGGTACCCCCAGAGACTCCATGATTAGGAGGTATTGGGCGGCGACATCCTGTTCAAAGAACACGATATCATCACCCAGTACTTCATAACCTGTATACCAGGGAGAGTTCAAATTGAACACCTGGTAGTCTACAGAACTAGTTATCCAAAAAGGTCCATCGGTGGCACCCTTTAAGTTTGCTGCTCTAACGGCAGCAAGCTGAGCAGTGTAGTGGTGTGTAACCGCTAACATTGCCCAACTACTTAAAGCCCCCATAGGTTGCCCTACGGAGTACTTCAGGACTTCATTAATATCGAAGTTCTTGAAGTCGGCTTTGTAGCCAC